AATGGAAGAAGACCGCCTCAATGCAGGCAGAATGGGTGGTCACGATGAATAATGATGATGATAGTCAATTTGTTAAACACTTACCGTGCACGCATTGTTCATCTAGTGACGGAATGGCTTTATACTCTGATGGCCATACTTTTTGTTTTGTGTGTAATACTACTGTTCGGAATGATGATAATAGTGTTGTGGTCACAAGCGATACTAGGACAGATTTACTTGACGGTAAAACCGTTAGTTTACCAAGTAGGAAACTTACTTATGAAACTTGTGAAAAATGGGATTACAAAGTTTCAGAATATAATGGACAACCTGTTCAAGTAGCAACTTATTACGATAAAAATAAAAAACCTGTATTTCAAAAGTTAAGATTTAAAAACAAAGACTTTAAAACTCTTGGAGATATAAATAAAGCTACACTTTATGGCCAACACTTATGGAATAGTGGTGGTAAAATTTTATGTATTTGTGAGGGAGAGATAGACACTTGTAGTTTGTCTCAATTATTTAATCATAAATATGCGGTAGTAGGAATACCTAACGGAGTTAACGGGGCAGTTAAGTCGTTAAAGAAACAACTCGAATATTTAGAAAGCTTTGAACAGGTCATCTTATTTATGGATCAAGATGATGCGGGTCAAGAATGTGCTAAGAAATGTGCAGAACTGTTATCTGTAGGTAAAGCTAAAATTGCTACGTTTGCTCTTAAAGACGTAAACGAAATGTTAGTTAACGGGTTAGGTGCTGATGTCATAAAAGCTATGTGGGAAGCTAAGACTTACCGACCTGATGGCGTTGTTGCTGGTGAAGAACTTTGGGAAGTAATTAAAAAAGAAGATGAAAAAGCAACGGCATTTTATCCTTACGAAGGACTTAATAGAAAACTTTTTGGTATTAGAAAAAGAGAGATAGTTACAATAACTGGTGGTTCAGGAATAGGTAAGTCGTTAATGACTAAAGAAATTGCTTACCATTTAATTAAAGAAGGAAAAAGAATTGGAATTATATCTCTTGAAGAAAGTTTAAAAAGAACTTGTGAAGGAATAATTGGTTTACATTTAAACAAACCTATTCACATAGATAGAAGTAATGTAACTGAAATAGAATTAGAACAAGCATATAAAGAAACAATAGGTAATGGAAAAGTATTTTTATATGATCATTGGGGTTCAGTAGAAGAAAATACAATTATAAATAAGATTAAGTATTTTGCTAAAGCATTAGACATAGAATATTTATTCATAGATCATATTTCAATTATTGTTAGTGGATTAGAAACTAATGATGAAAGAAAAACTATTGATTTGTTAATGACTAAACTTAGAGCATTAACAGAACAATTAAATATTGGTGTTATAATAATTTCACATTTAAAAAGACCAGAGGGAAACAAAGATCATACTGATGGTTTAAAAACTTCTTTAGGCCAATTAAGAGGCTCGGGTTCGATTGGTCAATTAACTGACATTTGCATTGGTTGTGAAAGATCAACTTCAGATGCAGAAAATTCTAAAAAGACAACAGTAAGAATATTAAAAAATCGTTTTGCAGGAATAACAGGAATTGGAACTGTTCTTCAATACAATTCAGAAACAGGGAGACTTAAAGAATATGAAACAACCAATAATTTTTGATATAGAAACAGATGGTCTAAACCCATCTAAAGTACATTGTTTAGTCTTGCAAAAAGATGGAAAAGAAATTTCGTTCGTAGGACGGGATATACCGAAAGGTATTGATTTACTTGCCGACAATTTAATCGTGGGACACAACGTTATTAAGTACGACCTCCCTGTCTTAAAACGTTTGTATAATTACTCTCATAGCCCTGAGTTAGTCCATGACACATTATGCCTAAGTCGTCTTATCTACCCTGACATAGCAAATAGTGTTGATTTCAAATTGTTGGCAAGTGATCGAATAGAAAAGTCTAGTGTTGGAAAACACAGTTTAAAAGCTTGGGGACAAAGATTAAACTTTCACAAAGGAGACTTTGCTGAAGTAAATACTTTTGATGTCTTTACACCCCAGATGTTAGAGTATTGTATTCAAGACGTTAAACTAACATCATTACTTTATAAAAAGCTTTTAGAAAAAGGATTTAGTAAAGAAAGTATAGAATTAGAGCATGAAGTTGCAAACATTCTTAAACTACAAGAAGAAAAAGGTTTTGGCTTTGATGAAGAAAAAGCAAAAGAACTTCATGTTAAATTATTAGGTAGAACACATGATCTTAAATTAGCTTTAGAAAATAGATTCCCAGATTGGCAAGTTGATCTTGGAGAGTTTGTACCAAAAGTTAATAATAAAAAATTAGGATATACAAAAGGTGTAGCTATAAGAAAATCTAAAACAGTTAAATTTAATCCATCAAGTCGCCAACATATATCAAATAGATTAATGGAACTAAGAAAATGGAAACCTAAAAAGTTTTCTGAAACAGGTTTACCAATAGTAGATGAAGAAGTTTTATCTCATTTAGATTACCCAGAAGCTAAAGAACTTAATGAATATCTATTAATAGAAAAAAGATTAGGTATGTTAATTGATGGTAAGAATGGTTGGTTAAAAGTCGTTAAGAAAGGCAGAATACATACCAACTATATAACGAATATTACTACAGGAAGAATGAGCTCACGTTCTCCTAATCTTCAACAAGTACCAAGTATTAATTCTCCTTATGGTAAGGAGTGTAGAGAACTTTTTATCCCCTCTAAAAGTTATGTGTTAGTGGGTTGTGACGCTAGTGGATTAGAAGCTAGATGTCTAGCCCACTACATATATAATTACACGGGTGGAAAAGAATATGTGGATCTAATTTTAAATGGAGACATACATACTTACAATCAAAAGAATTTAGGATTAAAAGATAGAAACTTAGCTAAGACAATTCTTTATGCGGTACTTTATGGGGCTAGCTCTCGTAGAGTTATGGAAATTCTTGATTGCACAATGCAACAAGCAAAAGAAGTTTTAGATAAATTCTTTTTAGTCTTACCATTCTTAAAAGAAATTAAATTTGATATTATAGATAAACTTGAAGGTGTAGGTCATATCAAAGCTATTGATAAACGAATACTTACAATAAGAAGTAACCATTCGAGTTTAAATGCTTTGATTCAAAGTTGTGGGGCAATACTTATGAAAAAAGCTCTAACAATACTTTGGGATAAATTAAAAAATAAAGATGCTTTTGTTATTGCTAACATACATGACGAGTTTCAAATAGAAGCTAAACCTGAGATAGCTGACGAAGTAGGAAAGATTGCGGTAGAAAGTATTAAGGAAGCGGGAGAACATTTTAATCTAAGGGTGCCATTAGGAGCAGAATACCGTGTCGGAAATAACTGGGCGGAAACCCACTAATTCAAAATGGAGAAAGTGGGCATCAAACGCTTTATGCAATCAAAGAAAACGACAAGGTAAAGATTGTGGTTTAACTATTGATGAGTTGATTATGCTAACACCTAGTCATTGTCCTTGTTGCCAATCAGTTTTAATACCGCAAGGTAAACAGGATAACTCTCCGTCAGTAGATAGATTAGATAACAGTAAAGGATATGAAAAAGAAAATATATGGATCATTTGTCATTCATGCAACTCAAGAAAAGGAAACGTAAAAACTCCATCAATGCTTTATCAAATAGCTGATGCTTGGTGGGCAAAACTAAAGGAAATAAAATGCAAGTTATAATCGTACTTCATGACAAGGAAGGTGAAGATAAAATTGAATACAGTATTTTTGAAAAATACAATGATGGAGAAACTCCAGAACAAATGCTTTCAAGTCCTGCTGTGCAAGTAGGATCTATCTTATCAGGCTTTTTAAAAACAATAGAAAATCACGGTGCGTATTTAGGTGTATTACCAATACTAGAAAGTCAAGAACGTGACTTTGATGAAAATGATTTTAGAAAGAAAATTAAAAACAGAGACGGAAATGTCATTCATGTAAATTTAAACACTATAAAACCAAAAGGAAATGGATAATGAGTACACTATTAATTGATGCAGATGTTATTGCATATCAAATAGCTTTCTCAACAGAAGAACCTATAAGATGGGGACAAGAAGAAGATGAGTTTGCTATATGGACTTTACACAGTGATGAAAAAGATTGTGTAAGAAAAATTAAAGATTATTACAATACACTTACTAACGATACTCAATGTAAAGAATTTATATCTGCATTTAGTGATAAAGATAATTTTAGAAAAGAAATATATCCTGATTATAAATTAAATAGAACTAAACAGAGAAAACCTTTAACTTTAAGTTTCTGTAGGGATTATATTTATAAAAACTACAATGGATTTACTAGACCTAGATTAGAAGCTGATGACATACTAGGAATATTAGGTACAGGAAATACCATAAAAGGTAATAAAATTATTTGTAGTATTGATAAAGACTTAAATCAAATTGCAGGTTTACACTACAATCCAACACTAAAAGAGTTTTACGGTATTACACAAAAACAAGCTGATTATAATTTTTATTATCAATGTCTTGTTGGTGATGCTACTGATAACTACAAAGGTGCACCAACTTACGGTGATGTTAAAGCTAAAAAAACATTAACTACTAAAAAGAAAGATTTATGGAAAGTAGTTAAAGATTGTTTTGTTGAACAAGGATTAACTGAAGAAGATGCTTTAGTACAAGCACGATTAGCAAGAATACTTCGTAATACTGATTACGATTTTAAAAACAAACAACCTATACTTTGGAGTGGTAATGCCTAATAAAAAAATGTTTGAGGAGGCTTTTCCTCAAGATAGACAAATTGGAGGATCTCATTATAAAAATTTTCCTATTCAACCCTATGAATTTATTTCAAAAAATAATCTTTCATTCTTTCAGGGTAATGTTGTGAAATACGTTTGTAGATACTTAGGTAAAGGAACTGCAATACAAGATTTAGATAAAATAATTCATTATTGTGAACTAGAAAAATTAAAACTAAAGGATAAAAAATGAGTGATAACATAGTTAAAAAATGGAAAAAGAAAACTTGGATTAATGCTGATATTTTATTTGAAGATGAGTTTTATGCTCGTACACCAGATTTAAATAAAAGTTTTCCCCCTAGTGTAAATGCTACTTACACAGTAGTCACACAAAATACTACTAGATCAACTTTAGAAGAATTACCAATCGAGGATATTAAAAATGAAAAAACTACTAAAGAAAATCCTACAATGGATAAGTCAAAATCCACCCAAATATAAGTTTGTATTTGTACTTTGGGAAGATGCAAATAGTGATAGCAGTTGGAATGAGTTAACGACTATTGAACAAATGCTACCTACTATATGTATTAGTGTCGGTTTTTTAATAAATAAAACAGAAGATGCTTTTGTCTTAGCATCTGATTTTACTACAGATGAAAAAAATGGCAGGTATACACTCGCTGAGGGTGGTAATACTATGGTCATTCCCACCAAAAACGTACTTAAAGTAATACCTATCCCCCTTAAAATACAACCTAAATAGTTGCTCTCTTGGATATAACGTATGATTTCAAAGGAATTAATTGATTATTTAGAAAAACAATTCCCTAATAAATCACCAGATTTAAACGATAATGAGAGAAAAATATGGTTTAAAGCAGGTCAGTCAAGTGTCGTATCTCATTTAAAAAAGATTTTAGATGATAAAGAAAACAATATTTTAAAAGAAACAGTAATAGGAGATATTAAATAATATGTGTGGATTTTCTAGACCAAAGGTTCCGCCACCACCTCCAACTCCAGCTCCCCCAGCAACAGAAATTAATGCTAGTAGCACGAGATTGAGAGAGAACGCACCTAAAGCACCTCAAACTAAAACATCAAGTAAAGTTAGTTATTCTAAAAAAAGAGGAAAACAAGCTTTAAGAATACCTCTACAAGTTAATGTAGGTTCAGGTGGTTCTGGTGTTAACGTACCTTAATAATTAATATATGCACGATTACAAAACAGCAAAATCAAGATACAATACCTTAGAAGCGATACGAGATCCTTTTTTGGATAGAGCACGAGATAGTGCTGAGTTTACTATTCCATCAATAATGCCTCGTGAGTATCACAGTAAACACACTACTTTACATACTCCATATCAAGGTATAGGTGCTAGAGGCACTAATAATCTTTCATCTAAGCTACTTCTAGCTTTACTTCCCCCAAATCAACCTTTCTTTAGACTAACACTTGACGAGTTTACTTTATCTGAGCTTTCAGGACGAGATGATATGAAAGGTGAATTTGAAAAAGCTATGGGTTCTATTGAACGAGTAGTTATGAATGAAATGGAAGTTAATAATTTTAGAACTGCTTTGTTTGAAGCTATTAAACATTTAATTATAGCAGGTAATGTTTTGCTTTACATTACACCAGATTTAAAAATGAAAGTTTACCATCTTGATAGATTTGTAATTAAAAGAGATGGAATTGGTAATGTATTAGAAATAATTACAAAAGATATGGTTGCACCATCTGCATTAACAGATGAGCAAAAAGAATTGATTGAAGGGGATAGAGAAAAAGACGGTTATGATGACACTTGTGAGATTTACACTTGTGTTAAATTGGCACCAAATGGTAAAAAATGGAACGTACACCAAGAGATAAATGAAAAAGTTATACCATCATCTGTTGGTTCTTATCCTTTAGATAAAAACGCATTCATACCACTTAGATATACTTCTATTGATAATGCTGATTATGGTAGAGGATTTATAGAAGAATATATTGGAGATTTAAGATCACTTGAAGCTTTATACAGAGCTGTAGTTGAGGGATCAGCGGCCGCTAGTAAAGTTTTATTTTTAGTAAAACCAAATGGATCAACTCGTTTAAAAACATTATCTGAAAGTCCTAACGGTGCAATTCGTGAGGGTGATGCCTCTGATGTATCTACACTTCAGGTTAATAAATTTTCTGATTTTAATATTGCATTTCAAACAATGAGATTAATTGAAGAAAGATTACAATTTGCATTTATGCTTAATACTTCAGTACAAAGAAATAATGACAGAGTTACTGCTACTGAAATTAATTATGTATCTAAAGAATTAGACGATAGTTTGGGTGGTTTGTATTCTTTATTATCACAAGAATTACAGTTACCACTAATTAATAGATTGATGTTCCAAATGGAAAAGAAAAAAGCATTACCTGCTTTACCTAAAGATAGTATACGTCCTAAAATTGTAACAGGACTTGAAGCTTTAGGTAGATCAAGTGATTTACAAAGACTTAATACTTTTGTTAATCAGCTACAACCTTTTGCACAACAACTAATGACATACTTAAATTTAGATGAGTATGTTAAACGAGTTGGTACTTCTTTGGGTGTAGAGATGGAAGGTTTAATTAAATCTCCAGAACAAATACAAGCAGAACAACAAGCTATGCAACAGCAGATGATGA